AGTTCAATGGGAAGTAGGAAGCAATGCAACTCCATTTGAGCATAAATCATATCGTGAATATTTACTTGATTGTCAAAGATACCTTTATATTCATGCAAAAGAAAAAGATACTTATTATGCTGGAAGAAGTTCAAATGTTGATGATGCCCACGTTTCGTTTTATACTCCTACTGCTATGAGAGCAACTCCTACAGTTTATCAAGTTGCATCATCTAGTTGGGAAGCAAATATGATGGATTACAATTCAAGTGGAGTTTGTGATAATGCCCCAGCAGTTGATAATTGGGTTGATGGGTCTTGTTTAATGAGAATTTTTTATGATGGAGGAGGAAGTTTCACAGATTCTAGGTCGTGTGTTGTAAGAGACAGACGTGGTTTTGGATTAAATGCGGAGTTATAAAAATGGCAATTACATATAAATTAAGAAAAAGACGACCAGAAGATTCACCAGAAGGAACTGGGAAAACTGAACTTTTTGGAATCCTAAAAACAGAAGATGGGAAAGAAAGTTCTATTCCTCTTGATGAAGCAAATTTAGACTACCAAGAATATCTTAAATGGGTAGAAGAAGGTAATGAAGCTGACCCAGCAGATGAATAAATTAAAAGAAAACTTTTATAATTGGAGAGATAACCTCACTGGCTGGAAATGGTGGCTATATGAGATAGGAGGTGGTATACTATTCTTTGCGATAGTAGAACTAATTTTTAATCAGGTAGGATATTCAGTCCTGCCGTGGCGATGGATTTAAAAGGAGTAAGTATGAAAGAGAGACAGTTAATGGAGGCTCTGATATCTTACGGAATGGAAACCTACAAGATAAACAGAGCTTATGAAGGACAAATTAACTGATAAGGTCTTATCCTTATTCTGCGTAGAAAATTTATTAAGACCTCTATCCTTGCAGGGATAGGTACGCTCTCTGAAGTAGCCCTTGCTCACTCAGTTTTAAAATGGGAACCACTGCACACCGAAAAGGAAATGATCTGTAAGTGTGGGTGCGGTGAGAGTAACATGGACGCAGACTTTATGGAAAGACTTCAGCTATTAAGGGCTGAATGGTATAAGGAAAGTACAAGAGTACTAAAAACAAATTCGGGATTTAGGTGTAAAAATCATCCGATAGAGAAGAGGAAAAAACATTTAGGCCCACATACTAAGGGCAAGGCAGTAGACATTCTCATCTCAGGAAAAGATGCTACAAGGCTTTTTAAGATGGCAAAGAAGTACATGAGTGGCATCGGATATTCTTTCAAGGGCAGAAGTAGATCACATTTTTTACATCTTGATTCCTTGACACCTGAAGAGGCACAAAGGCCAGCAGTATGGAATTACAGATAAGAATATTAATTGTAGTGCTAATAGTACTACTTACTGGATGCACTACAGTTAATGAGAAAAAGATAGAACCGAAGGAAGAGAGTAAATATTCAAATGATTTTACTACTGAAGAAATACGAGCGTATTGGGCGTTATGTCAGCAAGCATTTTTGCAGAAAAACCCCTACACTCCACCACCTGTAATAATAGGACACTGTGACTGTTATTCAGACTATGTTAGAAGGACATATAAGAGTTCAGAAGAACTTAATAATTTAACAATTTATGACAACCTAACAAAGAACTTAATTACTGAGTGTAATTTTAAACTACAGTTTAAGTTTGATAATCCAGCGTAATAAAGGAGACACATGGCAAATATAGTTAAACCTGATGGGCCTAAAGCTGATCAGGAATACATTAAGTATCAATTTAATTGGAGAGCACCCAGTGAAAAAGAGTGGCAAAAAATGGAAGTTATTGGACACCGCTATTATGAAGAAACTAATAGAATGGTCTTATTTAAAGAGAACGGTGGAATTTTTGAAATACCAAACTGGAGCGAACATTACTCCGATCTTGGAGAAGATTGGGCTAATAAAATCAAAGAACAAGAAAAAGAATTAGCCAAACAAGAATCGGAGGAACCTAATGCAGACACAAGACCTAATTGACATAATACAGAATTTAGGAGCACCAGTAGTATATAGCTTATTAGCCTTATGGTTCATTAAGTTCCAGTTTGTCAAAGCAGAAGATGCGGCCCAAAGAGGCCGTGAGGAAAGACAAAGACTTATAGATGATTTTACAAGAAGAGACGCAGAGAATGATAAACGTGCGTTTGAATTAGCACAACATAGTAATGAAGCAATGAATAGAATGGCTTCAAGTTTAGAAGCAAACACAAAGTCAATGGATAATTTAATTGCGGCATTATCAATTTCAAAGAGGTAAGATAATTAATTTAATTTATAAATTTATTTTATACTTACCACTTATGACAATATCAGGTTTTTTAACTTACGTAATTTTAGATTTAATATTGGGGTAACATGACAGTAAATGAGAAGGTACAGTTAACAAGGTTTTATGCTAGGTTTGCTATCGCAATAGTTGCAATGGCAATCTTTAGCTACATAGTACACATGATGTTAGTAGCCAGCGATGAAATGACTACATCATCTAAAGATTTGCTAAACATCTTGATAGGTGCGTTTATACCTATCCTAGCAGGCATAGCAAAGTTCTATTTTGAATCAGGCGGTGACCTCCACCAAGAGGAGGAGCACAAGTTACTGCCTCCACCTAAAACTAATGGAGAAGAAGATGAATCCAGCTTTACTAATTAATGTTATTCAAAGTTTGGTAGTTGATAAAGCACAAGACCTAGCAGTAGAACACGTGCAAAAGGCTATAGACGATAATCTCAGCGACAACCAGAAGAAGCTACTGGATGCCGTAGTAGAAGAGATGCCAGAGAACCCCTTTAAGTCAATAAAAGAATTATTTAGCTGATGCAGTTAAGTAAGAACTTTGCACTTAGGGAATTAACCGCTAGTCAGACAGCCGTAAGAAAGGGGATAGATAACAGCCCTAATCAGGAACAACTGATTAACTTGGCTGTACTGACAGCAAAGATACTACAACCTTGTAGGGATAAGTTTGGCCCTATTAATATTAACTCAGGGCTTAGGGTTTTAGATTTGAATCGTGCAATAGGCTCAGGAGATAAGAGTCAGCACACTAAGGGAGAAGCGGCTGATTTTGAAACTAACTCAGTCAGCAACTTTAAGCTGGCAGATTGGATAGAAGCAAACTTAGAGTTTGACCAGTTAATTTTAGAGTATCCGGGTAAAGACCCAAGAGATGGATGGGTACATTGCTCATTTAATAGGCTGGGGAACAGAGGTCAGATACTAACGGCAGTTAAAGAAAAGGGCAAGACGGTGTACAAGAAGGGGCTACGTCCTAATGGCTAAGAAGAAGCCTAGAACAGGCAACGGCAATCCACATAGGGATAAGCGCAAACAAAAACAAAGGAATAGAGAAGCATGAGTACACTAAAGGTAAACGAATTACGACACCTCAGTAATTCAGGTACAGCTAACGTAGTACTTGAATCCAACGCAACTACAAACCTACAGGCTACCAGCACATTAGGATTAACAGTAAACGGTACACTTACTGTATCAGGAGTAGGCACTTTCAATGGTAACGTAGTAATAGGTAATGCATCTACAGACACGCTTACCTTAACCTCTACCGTTAGTGGCTCCGCAAACTACTCAGGTTTTACTGGTGAGATACGAATGTACGCTGGTAATGCGGCAGGAGATTCCCCTCCGGCAGGATGGTTGTACTGTAATGGTGATGAAATAAGCCAGACATCTGGTAATGGTGGTGATCATCACAACTCAGATGGTACAGGTAATGACTATCAGGCACTATTTAATTTATTAAAAGCATCAGAAGATTGGGGTAATACAGGATCACTAACATGGGGAACAAACAAGGTTAAGTTACCTGACTTTAGATCAAGGTCACCAGTAGGTATTCATACAGGTTCAGCCAACAGCATTAGCGCAGGATTAACTGCACGTACATTAGGTGATACCGCAGGAACAGAAACGCATACAATGGTTACCGCAGAGATGCCAGCGCATACTCATGTCATGACCTGTGCAACCGCTAACACATCTCTTACTGTTAATAGCCACACTCATGCTATTGATCCTCCAAGCACAAGTACAAATACAACAGGTAACCATAACCATAACAACGGTGGTTACGATAGATTATTAAGAATAACTGGTAGTGCAACAATACAATATACAGATAGTAGTGGAGGGGAACCGGATCTTATTAGTACTGGAACAATACAAACGGCTGGAAATCACAGTCATACTGTTGATATAGGCTCCTTTACTTCAGGTGGAACTGCCCCAGCAGTAACAGACCCCGGACACAATCACACAGTTACTGCGGCTTCTACAGGTAGTGGTAATGCACATACAATCCTGTCACCAATAATTGCAGTCAACTACATTATAAAAGTTTGATGAATGGCATTAGAAAGACAAACAGACTTTACAGGGGGGCTGAATACAAGGATACCAGCGCACAAGTTGCCAGAGAATATGGTGCAGGCGGCTACAAATGTAGACTTCTCTCATGGAGATATACGACCTGACACTGGCATAGGAGGAGATGGAGGAGGAAAGAAATTTTACTATGAAAAAGGAGCATCATGGGTAGGAACAGACGTAGCAAATGCATACGACATCCTAACAATAGATGCTGGTGTTACAACCATTGAAGCAAACCCCACAACTAACCTAGGTAACCCCCTTACAATTCAAGACACAGGCACCTACCAAATAGGTGTAGTATTTACATTTACAGTTAATGCCTCTACTGATGTAGTTACTACAAGTGGTACTCATGGTCTAGCTGTTAATGACACAGTAGTACTTTCCTCAGCAGGGACTCTTCCAGCAGGATCAGCCGCATCCACTACATACCATGTAAAAACAACTCCGGGTGCTAATACACTTACCTTATCCGCAACTCAAGGTGGTAGTACCTTGGATTTTACTAACACAGGATCAGGTACACATACACTAACCTCAGTAGCAGAAGTTATAATAAATGATACAGAACTAAATTTAGGTTCAGTAAATTCATTTGTTGAATATAATGATGACCTGTATATGGGGAGAAATACTTTCTCATTTGTAGCAACCTCAGTTAATGCAGGATCAACAATTACTATGGGTGCGGCAGATGTTGCTAAGATTTTAGTCTCTGATAGTTTTGTAGGCACAGGCATTGCGGCAGATGCAGTAGTAGAAAGTATAAACTACGGCACAAATATAGTAACTATGGATAAGCCTAATACAGCTACAGGCTCCAATGTATCAGTAACTGTTAATGCATCTCCTGCAAGAATTATAGATGGCATTCTAACTAAAATTTTTCCTATAGAAGTACCAAAACCAACACCACTTGATGTAACAATATCACAGGTAGCTGGAACTAATACAGAACGTGCAGTAGGGCATTCTGTTAAATTTTTAACTGAAAATTATCCTATCCCTATTCAATATGGTATAGCTAGATTTGATGATGCATCTGGTGCAGAAGGGGGGATATCTGACCTTTCACCAATAGCATTAAGTCAGGCAAATATATCTTCAGATTCAACTCATACCAGCGTCCCCTTAACGGTAAAATATAGAATAGAAAAACAAGACGCTAACTCAGAGCATTATGGTAAGTTTGCGCTTTACCGTGTAGGTGGAACATCCGCAGTAATTAAAAAGGTACAAGATTTATATTTAACTTCACAATCTGATGGGTCTCCACTTTCAGTATCAATTACAGCAGGCTCTGCTGATCCATCAATTACTGTTACTGGATTACCTACAGGCGCAGAGTGGAAGGTAAAGTGGTTTGGATATGGAGCGGCTACAGGAACACATAGAAAATATTCTTCTGGAGGTATTGATAGCATCACTTTTACTGGTACACTTACAGGTTATACTAGTCCTCCTACAGTTACTATAGCGGCTTCTGGCGTAACTGGTGCAGTAACAGCCACAGCTAAGGCAGTAATAACTGGTGAAACACTTACTAATATAATAATTACAGAAAAAGGTAGTGGTTATACCTCTGCCCCTACTGTAACTATTTCTGCTGGTGATGGAACTCCTTCAGCTACAGCCGTTGTAGAACCACAAACTACTCAAGGCGAATCTACTTTTTTAACAACATCTAGTGCTCAAATATTACAAGGATCAAGCGGAACTCATGCAGTTGATTTACACTTTATGGTTAAGTTTACATCAGAAGATATAAGTGCAGTATCAGGCGCACCACACAGTGATGACACTAGGGAATATTTATGGGCTAGTAGTAATATAACAGGATCAACAGTTACAGGAGATAGTGGAGTAGGACATCTTGGATGTGGGACATTTATAGACTTTACACCCCCACGTGCATTAATAGAAATAGAACCAATACAAGACCCTACAAAGATACCATACAACCTGAAACACTTAACTGAATTTAATAACTTCTTTATGGGGGCAGTAGATACTCGTCTCTACATAAGTAACTATGCAAAGCCTAATAACTTTGCAATTGACGGATACTTAGACTTTGATGGTCAGATAACAGGTCTTGCATCACGTGGTGGTGAAGCAGTAGTATTCACAGAGTTTGGTGTATTCCGTGTCTATGGTAACGCACACAATGAAATGAGAAAGGTACAGGTTCCTACAGTACATGGAGTACCAGTAGGTGGGCATAATTCAATAACAAAGATTAAGGATTCTGTTATCTATGTTTCACACTCTGGTATATGTTTATTTGACGGTAGGGCAGTTTCAGTACTAACAGATGACCTTGTCCAGTCTTTTACTAATCCTAGTAGTAACATATCAGAGAATATAGGTGGAGTGGTAGATGATGTATATTATCTACTATCCAGTGGTAGCGATGGATGGAAGGTTGATATGAGACAAAGCCTAAAATTATGCAAGTCAACCAGTAGAGCATCTAACTTTCACTATAGAGGGGTGAACAATAGATTGTATTCAGAAGCTGGATATGTAGGTGGAGCCACTACTGACAATAAATATTCTTTTACAACAAGGGATTTTTCTGGTGGAAATATTAACGCAGAGAAGGCATACTATACTGTATATATAACAGGAACAGACTTTTCTGGTACAGTCAATATATTATGTGATGGAACACAGGTTGATACATTTACATACTCAGCACCTATAGCTGAATTTAATAGGGCATTATCATTATCAATTGCAAGGGTAGCTAATAGAGCAAGCGTAGAATTTGTAGACTGCACAGGGAAGGTTGCTTCTGTATCTGTTAAGTTTGATGAGTTAGCGGAATTACAGAAAAAGAGATTTAATTCAGTTACTTTAACTTACACAGGAACTCCTGTTATAATTGTCAAGGTGGATTCAGTTGAAAAAATATCATCTACTACCATGACAGACCCCGGTTCTGGTAACACAGGAACTGCGACACTTTATTTTGACCCAATGACAGAGGGATATCTTCCTCATGTTATTGCTACAGAAACAGAATCAAGCAGGGTATCTGGCTATGTCTTTGACGAGGAGGTTATCTAATGGCAAAGACAGCACAAATGGGGTTTACAGAGGCTGATGTATACTTTGATGTAGAAGATGAAACAATTAGGGACACACTAAGACAGATATTTGATAACCTGAGAGACTTACGCAAGGAAAATATTGCTTTAGCAAAGAGGGTGGAAATACTAGAGAATGAGAAGGATACGGACTTACTATGATCAAGGACAGGAAAGTATTCCAGTCAGTACTCTTGGAGTACTCAGGCAAGCCAACAATCAAGGTAACCGTTGATGGTTCCCATGTATTAACTGCTACAGGGAAGACACTACCTAATCACTCAGTACGTAAGACTAGGCGAGTATCACTTCCAGCAGGCTCACATGGTTATGTACCACAAATGTCAGCAGATATTACAGATGTAACACGGCACCAGTTTGAAGGTGTATCTGAGGCTCAGTATAGGGAGAATACATTATTTCATTACTATGAGATTACGTTTCATCAAGGGCTACAGATTAAAATGTTTATAGATGAGGTGGCAGTTAAACCTAATGGCAGTACAGATAAGGTAGTGTCATTAAAGCCACGTTCTGGCAGGAAGCAGGATACAATTAAGGTGTATTTCCCTCCACTTTCATATGGGTATATACCGCACATAGAACAGGTAATTTCATCTGCACAGCAAGGGCAGATACTGGCATCTAGGGCAGTAGCACTGCCAGTTAAGTTTTATAAGGGACTCAAGAATCATGCAGAGTATCAAGTTACTTATCAAGGCAATGTTAAACTTGCAATATATATGGACGGTGAGGAACTAATGAATGAATGGTTACCAGAAATACTAATACCACAGGATGGTGGCTACAAGACGCATAAGGATTATCTTCCAGCTAATTCTTCAGGACAGGTACTTCAATGGGTGCAGACAGATGGCGATGGGGATATAGCATTATTTGAAACAGATCAGACTCTATTAGATATGGAGCAACCACAACAACAAACTCCACAAGGACAGTAATATGAGAAGAGAACCGGGATTTATGGGATTAGCCAAACAAAGGGCTAAGAAAAAACCATTAACAAAAGAACAGATGATGCACCGTGATCAGGTGAGTAAAATGATACAGGCTGATCAGACCCAAAGTAAGGGTATGAGGGATAAGATGATGGCTTGGAAACAGCTACAGAAAGATAAGGAGAACATGATTCAGGTTCCTGAGCAGTATGAGACTCCACAAGGAGAAATGGAACAGTTGGCCTATGTTACCCCTGAAGAGATGCAGATGTTAAAACAACAAGGTGGTAGTGGTGAAATGACTGAGTATGGCATTCCTAGTTTTAGAGCAAATAAAGGAGATAAGGAAAGGAAAAGACAAAAAAAATCTTCTGGTAGAGAAGTTGGTGGTGATGTAACTGGAACAGGATTTTTTACTGCTAGAGATGATGATAAGAATAGGCCGGAAAGTCAGGGTATGTGGGAAGATGCTAAAAGAAGTTTTAGGGATGCTACACAAACAAAAAACCCTAAAACTGGGAAATGGGAATGGAATAGACCCAACACATCAGGCGGTAATATGGGTGGCTCAGGAAAAGAGATGGAAGAAATTAATCGTCAAGCAGGAATAGGTAGAGGCCCAACTCCAATGCAAATAGCACAGGAAGAAAGAGCAAAGGCTGAAGAAAAAAGAAAGCAGGAAAGGCATGAACAACAACAGAAATGGGGAGAGCAAAGACAAGGGTACATTGATGAATATGGAGGCTATAAAGGGGAATATAAAGAACTAGGAAAGGAGTTTGGTCAGGATAAAGAAAAACTAGCAGGGTACCAAGGTAAATTTGACACTATGGCAGGGGAAGCTAGAGCGGTAGGAGATAAAGGGGCTACAGCAATGGAAGGAATTGGAGAAGGTTATAAAGGAATAACTGGTGACGCAATAGCCGCTGAAGCAAAAAAAGGACAGGCTGGATTTGAACAAGGAGCAACGGATGTAGCAGGAGTTCAGGAGCAATTTGGCAAGGAAGGATTCCAGAAGGATATTAGAGGAATGTCTGAAAAAGCTCTGTCTGGTGATTTAGGACAGGCACAGGCAGAACAACTCCGTGGTAAGATGGAACAACAGCGGATGGCAAGCCAGAAAGGTAGTGAAGAAAAACTACGGCGTGAACTTGCACAGTCTGGTGCATCTCCTTCAGAGATAGCCTCTAAGGTTGCACAGTTCCAGAGACAGTCTGCAAGTGATCAGGCAACAGCTTCTAGATCAGAAGCACTATCATCACAACTACAAGGTCAACAAATGGGGCAATCAATGCTAGGTCAGGCCGCACAGTTAAAGGGGCAAGAAGCTGGTATGGCAAGTCAACAAGCTAGTT